CGCCTCAGGCATCGCCTTCTTCATCTCCTCCTTAATCTTCTACTACTGTCAGAAAAGCTCTGTGCAATTTTCTGTCCCTGTCGCAAGCTGAAAAACATGGTTTCTCGTTTCCGCTCAATACGTCGTTGATGGTGTAATTCGCTCCCCACGGTGCTGTTACCAACAGCTCGCCCATGTAGTTCTCATATGGTTCCCAACCTTCCGGAGTTTCCACCGTGATTTCTTCCCAGCTTTTATATTCTGTGCTGTCTGCGCTGGCAGAAGTCTTTCTCTTTGTATGCGCGTCTGGTTATATCCTTTCTTTTTAAGTTCTGCGAATACATCTATCTTATATTTTACCATCTGGTTTTCTCCTTTTCTGTTCGTTTTCGTTTCTATATATATAATGTAACATTTTGTTTCTGTTTCGCCAATAAAAATATTCTATTTTTTGAATAAAAGTATTGACACACCACCAAATTGGTGGTATTATATAATCATCAAAGGAACGGAGGATATAAAAATGAAAAAATACAATTTATCAAACATTATGAAAAGGGCATGGGAACTGGTCAAAAAGTCTGCAATGACTATTTCCTCCGGTCTTAAAAAAGCATGGGAGGAGGCTAAAAAAATAGAAAAGAAAATCTTTAGGGATCACATGAAAATGATAGTTCCAGAAGCAGATAACAACGTTGTAAGTATTAATTTATGGAAAAAAGGAAATCATAAAAGAATTTACTTCAATGATTACAAAAGAAGAGTCGTTGGATACATTGATTGCGTAGATCGCACAGCACATTATATGGACGGATTTGCCAGAATGTATATTCCGGCTATCGACAGATTTATGAAAGAATATGAATTTTAATTTAAGGAGGAAAATAAAATGGGAAAATGGACTATTAGTGTTGATGAAGGGCAAATGTCCGCACTTAGAAATTATGGTAGCTGTTACAAACGCAGCGGCGGTCCAGGCGGATTCTTTGAATTTTGTGGTGAAACTCTACAGGAAGCAGCCGATAATCTCATTACTGTATTTGCAGATGTATTTTCTGGAAACAATGTCAAGGTAATTGAATATCCAGAACACGTTATTGTTGAAGAACAAGTATACGAATTTGCGAATTGCGCAGAAAAGCATATCGCGCTTATTATTCCTTGCAAATGTCAAAAATATAAAACCGGCGTGGGTGATGTCACTTTCGATAATGATATTCGTATTATTTTGCAGGCACAGAAAATGCAAGTTGCTGAAATGCGTGCGTTACTTGATGAATCTCGCGTTGCCTTTTCGAAGCAGTATAATATTCCAGTCCGAACGCTTGAAAACTGGGAATCTGGAAAAAGCCAATGTCCAGAGTACGTAAGACAGTTACTTGAAAGAGCTGTTAAGGAGGATGTAAAAAATAAAAATGGTACAGACGCCAACTCAAAAAATATTGAAAGCTTATAAAGAAAGTCAGACTTTGACCGGGATTAGTAAGATAACAGGATATAACTGGCAAAGGATTGCAAAAACACTTTCTACAGAAGGCATTATTATTAATAATACTCAGGCCGCTATCCTGGATCTGCATCATCATGGGAAAAGTGTTCATGAGATTTCTGCGGCAACAGGTTTTGCAGTAAGTACCGTAATGGCTTATCTTTCAAGATCGCGTCCTGCATATTTAGAGGATAGGTCTATAAATGCAATTAGAATTGAAAAATGTAGACGTAAAAAAGAGAGCCGGTAATCCCGGCTCTCTTTTTTTATTCTTTATTTATCGGATTCCAGTCATGAGGAATTCCGATAAAACATTCTGGACAACGTTCGTAGAATCCACAGCCCTCACAGTTTACTGGCTGTCCCTGGCAGTATTGTGCTAATACGTTGTATGCTGATATGGCTAATTGTGGCGTTGTGTCCGGTGTAGGTTTGTCTGACATGGTTATCACTCCTCTCCCCAGTCAATTTTCTGCCCACACTCAGGACAATATTTGTATATCTTGTTTCCGATGATAGGATTGCCGCAATTTGCACATTTTTGAGTAGTGAATATGTTGTAAGGAAAAATCATTTCGGTTCCTACTGGTTTCTTCGGAATCTGTTTTTCAAGTACCTTAATAGCTTCCTGTCTAGTTTCGGCATCAACCATAACTAACCCGTCTGGCAGTTCTGGGGCTTTCAATTTTTCAATTGCTTCTTTCTCGTTCATATTCATTCCTCCGCTCCAAACGTTTTTCTGATAGAATGTTGATAATTATTGACCATTCGTTCGAGGTTACTGTACGCTGGTCTTAATTTGCATTTTTCTTTATATCCATCACATTCTGCGCCAAACAGAATGGCGCTTTGGCATATTCCATTTTGGCTCGCGCAACATTTATTCATTTTATTTTCTCCTACACAATATTCTTCTCATCCAGCACCGCTTTCTCAACCGCTTTCAGATAATTAATCTGTATCTGGATGTATGGATCAGTTTCTTTCCCACCAGATACAAGCCAGTCTGAGATTCTATGTTTGACGTCCTGCATAACTGAAATGGGAATTAGCTTAGTGTTTATCGTCTCAAGATCTTTGATCATTGTTTTTGCCTTCCCTCACGATCAGCCCTCCACAATATGGGCAAAAGGTATAATCCAGCCGGTTAAGTGGCTTGCCGCATTCGCACCATGCCTTTACTGGCCATGATTTATAGTAATCTGGCATGGAATCAAACGCATCTTCACTCAGGACTTCTATTTTTGCAGTTTTCCCATGCTTCGAATATTCTCTTTGTGCTTTCGATTTCCCGTCGGAACACCCTTGAATGTATGCGTTTTCTATCTGACTTTCAATTGACCTAACAGCTGTTTCTAAATACTTATAAGCCATTCTTCCACTCTCCCAACTTTTTCTCTATTGGATTTACGATTTCTTCCAGAACCTGCTGTTCATAGTTTTCTTTCCAGAACTTTTCTCTTTTCCAGAACGGAACTTTCTTAACTTTGCTTATCAAGTCAACGCAAACCATAGCCGTCAACATTCCCCAGCATCCATCACAAGCTCTTTCATTGCACCATTTTACGAATTCCTTAAACTTCATGTTTTATCTCCTCCAATTTCTTCTCAGCTCCCTCACGGGTGAGAAATACAGATTTTCCAATCATTGACAATGGGATTGTAAAATTTTTTTCACACTCTATATAATCACTTTCTGGCCCGGTCTCATCATCAATCCATTCATATAACCACTTTGCCTTAACCGCAATCTTCACCCAGTTCCTTTGCGCAAACCGAAATGAAACAACTCGGCCTTGAAAATACGAGGGAATCTTATTGTCTATATCTTCATAGCACTCCATATCCTCTATTGGAAGTATTGTGCTATCTACATAAACAATATCTCCGACCTTACACGGTAATCTCACCAGCAATCCCTGTTCTTCTGCATCTTTGTAAGATTTTAATTCTTCTAACCATTTAGCAAACTGTTCATGCTGTTCTACGCATTCTAAGCAATTATCGTAATACTGTTTCAAATCAGGAAAATTATATGTTGCATAGGCAACTGGGCAGGCTTCTATTGCTTTTACGATATCTTCCTGTGAAGTATCTATCCCCGTTCCGAGTCCTGTGCTTTTGATATATGTAATTAAATTGTCTGCATCAATTAAGCGCATTTGTCGTTTCTCCTTTCCACAGTCCGAACAACCGCATCATGTCATAAAATGTTGCAACGGTCTTGCGACGGTATGCATAGAAGTCTTTGCGGTTAATCGGAACATACTGTTTTTTATACATTTTGTCATAGCTTTTCCGGTGCAAGATGTTCTCTACGATCATATCTGGTATAACCGTCCCCTCAGGGCAAGCTGACAAGGCGGCACTGGAAAGAAGATTTGCGTATTCTGCCGGAAAGTCTTTCAGCATCATGTTCAGTTTTTCGATGTCTTCTGCCGGGATCCCGTAGTCTTTCAGTTTCTTGTTCCTTGTCAGCATACCGTTGCTCCTTTCTACTCGTCTGGGTGGTGCTCTTCGTATACGATTGCCGCGATCACAATACCGGCAACTCCGACTATAATTCCGATAGCAAGTCCTAATAAGAATTTAATCATGCTTCCACCTCTGAATCTTCTGGCCTCTGGAAGATAGCAAATCCATCTATTTTTTCTTTGAATTCGTGAAGATAGCTTACACTGAAATTCAACATAATCTGATACTCACTATAAGCTTCCTGAATCATATCCAGTACCTTGAGAGCTTTTTCCTGTGTAGAATATTCTCCAAGCTCTTCATAAGCATTTTCGGAATAGAAGATAGCTATGCAAATATTATTATCATTGCTCATTTCCTGATCTATTCCCACGGATGCTCCTGTAAAATTCATAATTCTTTCTTTATCCTGACTTCTAATTAGCATTTTGTGTCCTCCTTATCTTTCTCACAGAATCCTCTGTGTTCATGCACTGAATACTCAATTCCGCAACTACATTTCATGTATGTAAGCTTCTCCCCTGTCAATTCGCATTTGTGTTTTCTTTTATTCAGGTGTTCACAGGCTCCGTCACAGTAGCTCATTTCGTGTCCTCCTGTTCCTTAAATTCCATCTTCAAATCATAAACGAACTGGCAAAGTTTCTCTGCGATTTCATCCGCATTCTCTACATTTGCAAGTTGTCTAACGTACTGCTTACCGCACACAACGCAGGCCAACTTTCTGATTGTTTCCCATACCTGCCATGAAATAATAGAAGAATCAAAAGCTTCTGACATTAAAGAATTATGTCCGTGTCCGTTTTCATCTCTGAACCACTTTTCCCTTGGTGCTTTCAATGTGGTTGCAACATCTTCTCTGGTAAGACAACCTTTGTATTTTTCGTCCATGCGCTTTTCAAGCTCATCCAGAAGCTCTTTCTTTTCCTGTTCTGTCATTCCATCCTCACTTTCCCCATGTAAGCAACTGACACACTATTGTACAGTCCTCCATGATTTCTGTATTAATGTTTCCCCTGTTTGGTTCTAATTCGTCAAGAAATACGCCGTTTATGCAGCTATGCCCGATCTCTCGTTCCTGTCTGGCTCTGTGTTCGAAAACTTCTAGGAAATCTACTCTGATTTTGTTCCAGTATCCCATACCGCCTTTGACACAACCAATGCAGTTATTATTTGAATATCCCATGTCGTACATGACAGGTCGTCTCAATCCGAGTTTATCAGCAATTCCATGTGTTTCTTCCTTTGTAAGCCCATGCTCAATTAATGGAAATTCATGGTCGTAATCGCTCAGAGCTTCGCAAACTCGATCTGCCCGGTTCTTTTCGTTTACATCAAATCCCCACACATAGATGTGATGATCTGGATGTTCCCGTTCCCATTTCATACGGACCCTTTTCTTTAATTTATCTGCACAAGGTGCTCCAAGCGGAGTATTGGTGCATCTGGTTCTTTCAATCACATCGTCCACACTGGAATATTCATCCGACTGGATAATCGTTATCTTCCTTTTCAACAACTTCTCGCAATCATATAAGAATCTCAGGCTGTCAGGATGCTGATTCGACACATGAGTATATATAATCTCGTCAACATCCTTTGCCAGATAACACGCTACAAAACTGCTTATTCCTGTTGAAAACCAACATACTTTCATAACACCACGCTACAAATCCTGTGCGTGGATAATTTAGCAATCGGCTTGGATTCATTATTAAGTGCTTACCTAGGCACAGCCACTCCGCCAAACTTTATGTGCCAATTCACCATGCTAATCTTGGCACAACCTCGGTTTACCGAGGATTCGTTATTCCTTTCTTTTTAATCTGTCCATCTTTAATTCACTTTCAAATAATCTTCTATATTTAATTGCCCCTTTTGTTCCCATGTCTCCGTTTCGATTCCACATTCCAGCAATGCGTCCTGATACCTAACTCCATTATTTGTTAAGTTCATACATATCTGATAATGTTTCGGATGCGATTTTGCCATTCTTTGAAATCTGTTTGGGCATTCTTCCATATGTGCTCCAAATGCGCAGAACATACAACCAGTTCGCTGCTCTCCGGTAGTGTAATACAGTCCACTTAATGATTTCCGTATATCTCCATAGATTGAACATATTTCCACATCATTTTCCACAATGTATCTGAGAACATCCTGTCTGTTCCATGGTCCGAGCGGTTGACTTTTAATCGTTTTGCCGTCATACACATTGCAACCAGTATGTGCATATAATCGTGCTCTCATAAGACCTTCGTCTTGCGTCGTTCCTATGTACGTTTTTCTTCCACTTTCTTTCTCGTATTGTTTAAATGGATTCTTTTTCATAATGTGGCAACATTTTTCTGACGTATCAAATTCAGTATTGACCAGAAACTGCCATTTTTTTGCCAATACGCCAAACTTTCCACGCTCATCACCATTGAGCAGATAATTTCTATATCTATCTGAAAGATTTCCATGTCGTAACTTCTGAATTTTTAATGCAGTTTCTTTAGAAATTAACGGAAATCCATATTCTGAAACCACCTGTTTAAACAAAAGCCTCTTTCCTTTTTTATCTCGTGGATAAATTTCCAAAAACTCTCCGCTGGCTTTTCTTGCAAATCTCACAATCTCAGGAAATTCCAATCCGGTATTTGAGAATACTGCTGGCACTTCTTCTCCAGCAGTTTTGCGAATCATATGCAGTAGAGCTGTACTGTCGAGTCCTCCAGAATAGCTTAAATATACCTGCCCGTTCCAGTTTTCATACCATTCCTTAATCCTTGTTTCTGCCAGCTTTACTTTAATTTCATATGGAAGAAATTTTCTCTGGCTAAATTGCCATTCATTTAATTTTAGGTCGTCTTCTTTAATAAACATCGTTACGCTCCATATCTTTTAATCAATTCCTTGTAATCGTCACAAATCCGAATATGATGCTTCTTTTCCAAATCTTCCACCATTTCAGACAGTGATGTCTTTCCAGAATTAATATCATTGATAAAGTTATTAATCCTCTTTATAGCCCTCATGTACCGTCTCCAACCCCATCCATGTAATTCGTGCATTACATAAAACAAGATTACGAAATTTAACACATCAGACCATTTCTTTCCATCCTCAAACCCATCATCAAAGGCTTTTAATTCCATCTCCTTTAACTCTTTCTGACAGTTCTGGATAGACTGTGCGAACATATTGGCCTGTTGATTTGTATACGGGATAAACGCCTTCTTCTTCTGTTTGATTTTCAGCTTTCCCATCCGACTGCCCTCCTTATGATTCCTGTCAAAATGTCAAACTGTTTAAATAGTTCCTTGTCTTTGTGTTTTCTGGCTTTGATATCGCTCTCTGAATCATCTATCCAGTACTTACCGTCAATCAGATCTCCATTGTCTAAAATTCTGTAAAATACCCATTCAGAAATCCCAAACTGTTTCATTATCTCGGCACGGGTCATGGTATCTACAAATTGATTATCCACTGTGTAAAGGTCATATAACGGCATATTTAGACCTCCCCCATTACGCTTGCTAGGAACTCTCTCTGTTCCCCTGCTGCTTTCTTCTTCCGGATGCTCTCCTCCGGCATTTGAAGTTCTATGCTGGTCTTTACAATCCGGTCTCTGGTCCTTGCATCCACGTTCAGCCCGTCTGTGCTCATGTTCGACGTATAGATCGTGATATTGCCATCCTCCATGCGCTTATTGATCAGGCGGAATAGTTCCTGCCTTTGCCAGTCCTTGTCGGCCTGCGCACCGATATCGTCCAATACCAGTAATCTGCATTCCCGGTAGACTTCACTGGGATCTGCTTCGCCCCTGTCCCTTTTGTAACTGTCTCCAACTGTATTTATGTAATCCGGAGCTGTAACGAAACGCATCTGGAAGTCATATTTCATCATCAGAGATTTTGCAAGACAGCAGGCAAGGAAGGTCTTACCGCTTCCTGGAGTCTTGCTCCAGAGGTATAACCCTTTGCCGGCTTTATTCCACCTGTTAAAATTCACCAGCATGTCGGTACACAAAGCCTTCAGTTTGCTCATGTCGATTCTGTATGCGGAAAAATCAAATTTCGTAAAATCCGCATCATGATATTCTGCCGGTACACCTGTATTGTCCTCGCTGCGTCTTGCACCGGTACATCTTGTACATCGTCTTGCGTAAATTGCTTCTTCCGGATCACCGTAAGTAAAAACCGTTGCTGTATACAGTTCCCAGCCGGTTCCATGACATACAGGACAGTCACCATAACCGGACTGAATTTGTTGGTTCTGGTTCATCATTCACCGCCTCTTTTCTTGTGTCATAGTTCCCATCAAGGACCTTGGCCATGTTGGTGTCACTAATCAGCCAGTCAAATGTTGCTGACCAGTTGCGCTTATTTGCACCTTTCAGAAAGTCGGAAGCCTCTGCTTTTTCGAACAGTGTCTGGAAGTCATCAAGAGTATATCCTGTCTTAAATCTGGCATTAATAGCCTTCTTCCTTGCATCAGACATCTTTACCAGGCGGGGATACGACCCACAAACGGAATTGTATAATTCACGAATCGTGATAAAAACGTTGTCCGGAGTTCTACTCTCATAATCTCCTTTAGGAGATTTATTATATTCTTCCTTTCTTTCCTTCTTCCCTTCTTCTATTGTTGTCACTTGATTGTCGCTTGATTGTCGATTGGCTGTCACTTGATTGTCACTTGACTGATACTTATCATAGTTTTTTATTGTAATTACGCTGAATTTAGCGTGTCGGTTGCTTGTCACTTCTCCTGTATTTTCCAAATGTTTTAGTGCTGTTCTTACATTCCTGATTGTAAGACCTGTTTCTGCTGCAAGATTTTGCAAAGAAGTTACAAACGATCCTCTTGGTACTTCTATTCCCTGAAATCTTCCTGGCTTCCAGCTTGCCTTTAACAGAATGTGCAAGAACAGTACCTTGGTATTTACATCCGTATACCATTCCCATTCAAGAATCTTCCTGCTGATCTTCACGTAATCCATAACCAGCCTCCCATTCCCTGTATATCTTCATCCATTCTTCCAGAGGCATTGTCACAAGCCATTCACAGTGGTTCTTTCTATGGAACACTGCCGGCAGCTCTTCCGGCTTTCTGTCTCTTTTAGACTGGTCTATGGCATCATATATGTTAAGTTTTTCTCTTCTCTTGATTTCGATATGTATTCCGGGAAGCCCGACCACATCCGCATCACCATTGGCTCCGCTGTACTGCTGTCCTCTCCTGGCTTTATATCCGTAGCCCCGAAGGATACCGGCTACTTCTCTTTCGCCGGCAGCTCCTTTATTTCTGCTGTTCATGTTTCTCCTTTCCCCTTCCCATGATCTGACAGGCTCACATGGGAAGGAAGAAATCTATGTGAATTTTAGTGGCACCCTTATTTGTGGTATACAAGCATCTCTCTGCTCCATTCCGGATAGAGACGCTTCATGTATTCTTCTATGTACCTGATCATGTCTGGCCTGAGTCCCTTGGAACCGTTGTCAAGGAGCTGATGATGGTATCTGCATCCGGTTACTCCATTCTGCTCGATTCCAAGACCGCCCTGCGAACGGTTCACGATATGCATGATATCAAGCTGTTTGTATTGAAAATCTGCACTGGCATTCATGTAGAATCCGATCTGGCAAAAGATGCAGCCACGATCTCTCTCTATGATCTTTCGCTTAACATCCGGCTTAAATTGCAAAGCCCTTGTCCTTCTGTTCATGCTTTCCTCCTATTCCGTACTGTTCAAATAGTTTCTGCTTCTCAAATGGTGTCATGATCTCGCTGTCCGGAATGCCGGAATCTCTGCAATCCTCAATAAGTCCGCTGATCAGTCTGGCCATTTCCTCTGTGTTGTAGGTGCTGAAACCCCTCAGCAAGAGATATACACGCTTTACTTGACCTCTCATAACAGTAGTCTTAGGAGACAGTGCTAAATGATATTCCATCTTATTCAGAACCTCTTTTTCTGTCTGATCAGTATCGGGTAAGGGAACAGCGATCAGCTGTCCCTCCACCCGTTCGAACTGTCCATACTCTCTGAGCATCCTGTTATGAGCTTCTGCATTCGTCCATCCATGTATCTTTGCCAGCTTTGTCAGAAGACACCAGTAATAGGCATTTGCATCAAGAGAACGCTTCTCCCTGTGCTGTTTCAGCTTTACATCCAGTTCTTTCCCTGAGAACGTCTGAAGTGCTTCTGAGATGTCCTGATCGGTGGATATAGTAATGTTCCAGTTCCTTGTCACCATATCCCTGAACATGGCTGAGATCCTGCCTTTGAATTCCATCAGTCATCACCATACTTTTCTTTTAAGGCATTCAACATGTTTCCTACATCGGTCTCTGTAAGAGTTTTCCAGTTCTTTCCATTGGAACTGATCCAGTACTCCAGGTTAATGTTGTGTTTCTGTCCTATGCTCTTGATAGTTTTAATCTGTGCAGCTGTAGCAAGCGACTCATCACCTGGTATCTCATTACTGAATGGTTTATGTTCCTCTTTTAACCAGAGATTAAATCCTAGTCCTGTATGTATAGCCACACACTTCACAAAGGAACGACACATACTGTTCCATACTCTCTGCTGGCTCATGGAATTATCCTTTACCGGATTCGTCCCATTCATTACTGGAGACTGCATGACATATTCTTTATCATCAATCACAACTTGGATTCTGGTCTCGTAAGCTCTGTTTGTTACACCGTTTTTATCGGTAAATACAACATCTGAGTAGTAAAGGCTTCCTCCAGTACGCTCATTCGGAATCGGAACAAAATATACGTTCTCAGCCCCGTTTTCGTGCAGAAGGTCAATGCATTTTGCCCAATTCAGATACAGCATTCCTTCTCGCTTCTCACAATATGGAAGCACATCAACCTTTCTCATCTCAGCGAAGTTCTTCAGCATTACGGCACCTCCTCAAAAAAACAATACAGGTTATCTGTTCCGTCTCCAAACTTCTCCCCGTCGATATCTTCTGCCTTGTGGTATTCAATATGGTCCAGAGACATTTCACAATTTTCATAATCCAGAATGTAATCTCCCCTTGATTGAAGCTCTCTAAGCAGCTCATTGATACATCCTGCTATCTCCAGACTTGGAAGAAGTTTCATAATTGCTACCTGCTTACTCATTCGGACACTTCCCATCTATCAGAAGCTCCAACAGGAAAGCTTTGATTACTTTGAGACTTTCGCGGCTTTCTTTCTCAAAAAAAGAATTAAAAGATACATTCCGATATAAGTCCCACTTAAACATGTTTTTAGGAAGACAAACATCCTCTTTTCTTTTAACCCCTCTTACTTCCAAGCCATAGCCTGAAAAATCGAATGTGACACTCGCTGTCGGAACTTCATTCACAACTCTTTTGCAAAGTTCGTAAATTTCGTCAATCTCTTTCTCGAACATTTTCTTATCCTCCTTTTATTTCTTATAAAACGCTCCCTATTATGATGAGACTTATTACAGCTGCCGCCAGAAATCGGTCAATAAATCCGCTCCAAAACCAACACGGTAAAAAGGTTAAGAGTATTCCAACTGATACTGACAGTAAAACTAATTTTGCGTTTTTCTTCATTTCATTTCTCCCATAATCCACACAAGGTTGCTCGCCACCAGTGCGGCGGCTGTCACAATCCATGCCGTGAACCATCTTTTTGACTTTTTTTTACTTTCTTCGACAATTTCTGCCGCAAGGACTACTTCAAGTTCATCCCATGTGGGTATATTTCTAGTCTTATTTGTGCTAATTCCACTCATATCGCGCTAATTTCTCCTTTTTCTATTGATTTTTAGCAGATAGAGTAGTATTATTAATCTATCCACTAAGGGCGTTTTAGTGGGTGCAAAGCTTCGGAGTGGAGGTCCTGACTCCCTCCGGGGCATATCACACACTTTTTAAAGCCGCTTTGCCTTTCCAGATATGTCCTGTTACCTCATAGACTTTTCTAGGAGATACAATGTATGTAATCCGGCTACCGGAAAGGCTTTTTGCTGGCTTATTGTTCTGAATAGCTACTCCTACCGGAAGCCATCCATACACGATTCCTGCTCTGACAGAAGAAACAGGGATCCCTGTCATTTTACTTACATCTTCGACAGTGATTCGCTCATTTGAGAACTCCGGCATCTGTGGCATTCCTGAGATGATTCTCGCCACTTCTGCTGCAAACTCATGTACTTCTGCACTTTCTTTGACATAAGTTCTTACTTCTTCTTGAGTCATAATTATTCACCACTTTCTTTTTCTTCCGCAAAATGCTTTTCCATCAGGTCAGCGATCATCAGGTATTCTTCTGCGATTTTACCATTTCTGGTATTTTTTACCTGTTCGCGGAACTTTGGAATTGTTCCGAAGAAGCAACCACAAGATACTCTGATCTGATTGTCCTTGCAACGGAAGAATGTAGTTGTACGGAACTGAGTACCAAAGCCATGAATGGTTGTATAGTCTGCATTGTCGGAGACCCATGCATCGCCGGAGACCCATGCATCGCCGGAGACACATGCATTGCCGTAGACGCATGCATTGCCGTAGACGCATGCATTGCTGGAGACCCATGCATTGCCGGAGACCCATGCATTGCCGGAGACCCTCGCATTGTCGGAGACACATGCATTGTCGGAGACACATGCATTGCCGGAGACCCTCGCATTGCCGGAGACACATGCATTGCCGTAGACGCATGCATTGCCGTAGACCCATGCATTGCTGGAGGACTGTTCAAGGTTCTCCTCTTTCTCAATCCATCCACCAGTTTCTCCCTCTTCTACATCTCCGAACGAGATAAGTGCCTTTATACGGAAAAGTTTCTTTCCAAAGACGTTGATTTTTGACTCTGTTGTCAGTTCGAATTTCTTCATTGATTTGTTTTCCTCCTTGTATAAGTATTATTTTTCTTTTAAACGTTTAACCTCTGATTCCAGATCAGAGACTCTTTCTTCCAGTGACTTAGGTTCATTGTTAAAGACATCCACAACCTTGTCCCAGAGACCTGTTTCAAGTAATCTGTTCCAGTCCTTTGTTGTTGTATTTATTCGGACAGTCATTTGTCCGAGAACGTTTTTATACTCTATACAGTCAAACATAGGTCATTCTCCTACAGGTGTTGCTGGAAAAAATCCTTTCAGATGTTCACGAGATTCTTTGTACGGCGCAAGAATTTTCAGTGCATTCTTTATATCTTCAGCTGTAATATCTGACAGAACTCCTAACAGACCGCTTATGCTGATTTCAAGTGACATTGTGTCGCTTCCACCTTTTCCTAATGTAGAATAAGAAACATTGGTTAATGCGTTACTGATGTCGATATCAAGAATTTTTACTCTTGTCATACCTGCAGAATTTTCAATTGAAATAATTGGTTTTGTTTCCATGCTCATGCGCTCCTTTCTGGTTAAGAACTTTGAACTTTTTCTTTAAAAAAATAGTCCTGTATATCATCAGCAGAAAGTTCTAACAGATTGACTGCTTTACAAATATCTGACTGTTTCCAAAACAGTTTTCCGTTGAGTTTCAGCGATAATGTACGTTCTGACCATTCCATAGCATTTGCAAAGGAACTCTGGCTATCATATTTTTCGATGATTCTTCCTTTGAGCTTACTATAATCAAATGCCATATTCACACTCCTTTCTAGTTCAATGTTTTGAACTGACTATAATATAACACCGCTTGCACACTATGTCAATACATATTTTCAATATTTTTAACTTTTTTGTTTTAAGTCTTGAACTTTTGTTTCATATGTGATATATTATCATCAGAAAGCGAAAGGAGAATAATATAATGGAAAAAGTTAGTTCATCAGAAAGATTTAAGACTTTGATGGACGAACGTAATCTGAGACAGGTTGATATTCTTAATCTTGTTCTTCCATATTGTAAGAAATACAATGTGAAAATGAATAAGTCAGATATTAGCCAGTACGTTTCCGGAAAGACAGAGCCAAGTCAAGAAAAACTGGTTGTCTTAGGAATGGCGTTGAATGTTTCAGAATCGTGGTTAATGGGATTTAATGTAGGACGTGCCAGAAAAGACACACCTGAACAGGCGAAAGAAGATTTTAATCTGATTTCCAAATTCTCATTATTAAACGAACGTGACCAGAAAATTGTTTTAAATCTAATTGATTCCATGCTTTCTAATCAATAAAAAAGTGGGGCTTAATTGCCCCACATCTCCAGAAATAGTTTTATGAATGTGTACAGGTACTCTAATGTGCCTGTCTTTTTTATTCCGTTTATCATCTCAATAATTTCTTTCTTATAATCCATAATATACCTCCGATCAGAAACGGATATGTAGCAGCTTAGTGGGAATTATACGAACGTTTGTTCGTTTTATGTATTATATCACTAATCCCCACCCTTGGCAACTGCCAATGGTATACATGAACTTTTGTAACTTCAAATATAAACTTCGCAATCGCAAATATAAATATGCTTTCGCAGAAGAAAAATGTGATATTGCAGACTTTTCCTCTATCATCGTCTACATGCGGATGCTTCTGGACAGAGTGGTCCTGGTGCACTGTATACGACTGGACTACCTGAGCATCTTTCTGGTTGTTCGGTACTATCTTTAGCGGAATATGTACAAGACAAAATATCTTATAGAATATCAAGAAGTATATAAAATATTTAAAACAATTCTTTTTCATCTAAATCACTCTATTTCGTTCTAAATCTTTACAATATGCTCTTAAAATGATAAAATTAATATACCACGTAGAACCGTACTTTACATAATATTGCAAAATTGACGGGTTAAAAGGAACAATCCGCAGGATAAGTGCGAAGCGTGGCGAATAAAGCTATTAGGAGGAATTGTAGTATGAGTACAGAGAAAACAAAGAAATGCAAGTTTTGTAAAACAGAGATTCCGGCAGATGCTAAAGTCTGCCCACAGTGCCGGAAGAAATTAAAAGGTGGAAAGCTAAAATGGGTTGTGTTAATAATCCTTGTCGGAGCTATTATCGGAGCTTTAGCTGGTGAAAGTGATTCAGAATCAGATAAAAGCGCAGCGGCCACTACTTCTTCAGAAAAGAAAGAAACTACTACTAAGCAAAAAGAAGAAGCTGCGCCGATCGAGTACACTGCCGTTTCCGTCAATGATATGATGTCTGATCTTGATAATAACGCCATGGGCGCATCTGACAAATACAAAGGTCAGCATCTTGAAATAACTGGAAAGCTTACTAACATTGATGCTTCTGGTGAATACATAAATCTTATGGCGGACGGCGATTTTGAAATTATCGGTGTACAGTGTTACATTAAAAACGATGATCAGAAAGCTAAAGTGTTATCTCTTACCAAAGGTGATACCGTTACATTAAAAGGAAAATGTACAGATGTCGGAGAAGTTTTCGGATATTCGGTTGACATTGAAGAAATAGAATAAAATAAAAACCGCCCCGGTATTGGTGTACCAAGACGGCGTTTATACATCTCCGAAGGGATGTTATATTCTGGCAAAACATATTGTATCATCTTCGGAGCAGTCGGACAAGACAGAAAGTTTGTTCGGCTGTTATTTTTATACCTGGAAACAGCTACATGAAGAAAAGAGGAATAAAAATGGCGAAGAAAAGAAAGAAATATCCGAAATTACCGAACAACTTTGGAAGCATCCGGTACCTTGGCAAGAACCGGAGAAACTGCTTTGCGGTGCATCCACCAGCTACACAAGACGAAACAGGAAAGCTAAAGCGTCCACCAGCGATCTGCTACGTGGATGACTGGATAAAGGGTTTTACTGTCCTGACAGCATATAAAGCTGGGACATATCAGCCAGGAATGGAGCGAACTCTCGAGGTATCCACTACAACGGATATAGATACCCTTATAAGTCGCCTGATTGCCGACTACAATACAATTAAGGGAGTAGAGGAAAAACACCCTGAAATCAAGAAATTGACGTTCTCAGAGGTATATGAGCAGTATTTTGAGTGGAAATATAACAATCCAAACAAGAAAAAACTATCTAAGCAATCACGCAACAGCACAAATGCAGCTTTTCTTAACAGTAAGGTGTTACATGGCAAAGAATTTGACAAGATTAAAGTTGCTGATCTGCAAGGGGTTCTTGACAATTGCGAATTAAAGCACTCAAGCATTGAATTGATTAAGTCATTATTTAATCAAATGTATAAATATGCTATAGCGAACGAAATCTGTTCTGACAATAAAGCTTCCCTTACAACTATAGAGAAAGAAGACGATGATGAACATGGTGTACCTTACACAATTGAGCAGATCAGACAATTCTGGCAAAATTCTAATAATGAAGAAGTTCAGTTTGTTCTTATTATGATTTACTCAGGTTTTCGAATTTCTGAATTTAAAAAAATAGAAATAAATCTTGAAAAAAAATTTTTTCATGGTGGAATAAAGACAAAAACAAGTAAGTCAAGAACCGTTCCTATCCATCCGGCAATTTATGATTTTGTAAAAGTCAGAATTGAAAAATATCATTCCTTACTGCCTTATACAACAAATTCATATCGTGAAGAACATTTCTATCCATTAATGGAACAACTTGGCATGTCCGGTGATCCGAAGCACACGCCACACGACTGCCGGCATACTTTTTCAGCTCTCTGTCAGAAGTATAATGTATCTGATACAGATCGCACAATACTCCTTGGGCATAGTTTCAAAAATGATGTCACTAATTCAGTCTACGGACATAGGGATATTACTGATTTAGAAAAAGAGATTTTAAAAATCCCCGGCAGAGATTTGTGACTATTTGTGACTAACGAATACAATTTATCTCTTTCTAAATCATTCTTAAAAATCCCACAAAACCGCATAAAATAAAGGAAAACGGTGATTTTGTGGGATTTTCATATTTGAATAGTGCTTAATTTATTTTTAAACTCTTATATCGATGGATGCCGTATTTATGCGGGTTTACAGACTTGTATTGTGTCTAACGTGTGTCTAACGACAACAATTTAAAAATTCCGAAATGATACTAAATATGTTTATATAATAAGATTCCCGGGGAATTAACCCCGGGATATTTTTATTGGGTCAGATAGCAATTAAGTCTTTCCAAGTGTTTGCTCCGCACTCTCCGTCTACTACCAGTACTCCGTTTCTAGACTTCTGATACTGTGTCAGTGCGTAGATTGTGTTTTCATCTGCTTTTCTGGAAAGTGTCAGTGCTTTTCCGTTCTTTCCTTTGAATCCTCTGGAAATAAGAATTTCCTGCAGCAATAATACAGATGTACCTTCACTTCCAAGTTTTACTAAGTTTGGCTCGAACATATAGTTTGCTCCTTTCGTAGTGGCCGATGTATTAGTTGACTTACTTCCAGATGTAACTGCAATTGCTACATGATGATTATCGTTTAACAGAATATCCCCTGCTTTTAGATAATCACCAGAAGTTAAATATTTTTTATCTGTCAGCACTTTTGCTCCTGCATTTTTCAAAGCCTGTCGCATGTTATGAGTTGTCAGATAAATGCTTACTGATTTAAGTTTTGAAAGATTCAGCCGGTAACCTGCACCTTTGATAATGGCTGCAGTACTTGCACTGCAGTCTGTTTCGCAGGATACTGTGATCTGCGCAGGATCATAATTACTGGCTTTTAAATGCTGCCAGAATGTATAGCGGTCATTACTGTTTCCGACAGTTCCCTGATCATATCCGATCAGATTATTCAGTGCTGCTTTCTTCGCCATATCAGCGATCAGAGAAGCAGTCTTTCGATTTTCAAATCTGAGGACACACATCCATGGACGACTGTACCAGTTCATAATCTGATATTCGGTTCCTGTCTGATCACCTGCTTTTCCTCCTGCGTAACGGCCGTTTTCGTCATGCCCGCAATTTGAAATCTTTACCATAGTCATAGTGTTTGCTTCTCCTTTCTTATCTGATTGATCTGTGTCTCTGTAATCTGTATAGAATACATTCATATCAACTTTTCCGCTAATTCCAGAAACTTTACCGCATTCTGAATATTGCCATCCTACACCTACAGACGGTCTAAGCCTTTCTTGAATAGTCCCAGTGTCGTTGTCCGAATAATTCGCAAGCCAAATGTCATATTTTTTGAGATTATCAGGCAAGTAGCTATTGTACCAGTCTGTATTGCAATAGATGCCGGCTTTATATCCGGCTTTCTTAATTCTAGTCAAAAATGAAACTGCAATGTTCTCAATTGCCTGCTTTCCAAGGCTCCATTGCTGATCCCATTCAAGATCATAGAATATCGGAAAGTCAAGTCCGCGTCCTGCTAATGCAGAAATTACATTTTCAGCTTCATCTACTGCTTGTGCCGGTGTTAGAGCATAGCTGTATTTGTATCCACCAACAAGGATACTGTTTGACTTACATCCTTTGTAATTATGTTCAAAAGACGCATCAATACCTGTTTTTTGATGAATTCGCAAGATAGCTGCTTTTACTCCACTTTTTGATACTTTTGTCCAGTCCGGCTTTCCTTGATTAGATGATACGTCAATAGCTTTTAAGCTCATTCACACACTCCCTTCTAACTTTTCCACTCTCTTAACAAGATTATCAATCGTCTCTTGCTGATCCTGCATCACTTTGAGCATAGCAGGGATTATCGTTCTGTAATTCCAGTCCTCCGGCTGCCCCTTTTCGTTAAGCTGTGCCGCTTCTGGAAATGCTTTATATGCATCTTCTGCATAGAATCCAGGTATCTCTTTGCCGTTCAGCCAATCAGAAGGGTCTAAATATCCATCTTTATATTCAAACCAGACAATCGGAATTTCAAGGACTTTTTTTGCTTCATCAGTGGTCATGTAAGAAACATGATTTTTGTATCGTTTCGAAGAACTCGAAAGATAGCTTACAGTTGCGCCATCGGATGCAAATACCAAATGTCCGCCGGACGTAACATGGTTCAAGTTAAATACTTTGAATTTGTCCGTACCATCGCTGATAGTGTCTGTTCCTGCATATATATGTAACCCATATTTAACTGTGCATGCGTCACCATCAGATGCGAGTATCACATTTCCGATTTGGATTTTCCCCGAAGCAATTAATTTCACTTTGTTCCCTACTGACTGAAGATTTGCATTATTAATAGTCCATCCACCAATTTTCGCACCAAAGCTAACCAAATCCGTTACATTCAATTTATCCGCAGCTATTGTTTTTCCTTTGATGTACGTACCATTCAAGAATAATTTGCCGTCAACATATGTGAGAATGTCGCGTGCTCCGTTATCAGTCAAAAGATTAAATATCTGTTGCTCTGTTAATTCTGTGTCATTGATTATCGGAATGGTCAGTATGGCAAGTGTTTTGGGTGGCAGTGAATTGTCTTTGAATGTATAGCGTATAGCTGTCACGTCTGAGCTGATATTAGACAAAAGCAGTGTATATTGTCCACTTGTCAACGCTGTTGATGTATATGTTGTAAACGTGGTTCCGTCCGTAGTTGTTTGAATTAAAATGCTTGAATTATATAGTTTTGCATTTCTGCCTGTTTTTTCATAGTTTTTAAACAGTATCGTTTTGGGAGTATAAGTTCCATCAGCACTTCTTACGACCACAGTTGCATCTGAGTCGATGTAATATGTAACTGCATCAGCGCCGGACGTTCCTTGTTTTTGTTTTGCAATAGTAAATTGTTTTTTTATAGAAAAGTCTTTGTAGGTTACTGTAAACTCTACATAACCCACGTCCGCAGATATCCCAGTTACGGTATAGGTGTGTTTTTCTGCATCCCATGTTCCTGTAATATCCTGTTCAGTTACTGCATACTCAGCATCTGCTGTTACATCTTCGGTTCCAGACAGTGTCTGAAGAGTCGTGCTACACTCCGGTAATGTTGTATAGTTCCCGTTTGCATCAGTCGGAATTCCCTGATATTCGTTTGATAAAATTACATTTAAAACAGTTTGTTTCTTTGCTTCTTCCTGAGCTTTTTCAATTATCGTCTGATCAATAGACTTGTCTGCAAGTAGAAAAGCTTCCGGGAGTATAATCACTTTTCCATCTTCGTCAACGTAAAATGTTGTTCTATTGTCTTTGTCGGTGACTTTCATACCTTTTGCATTGATAAATTTTCCTAAAAGGGTTCCGACATTGATCCAATTCGCATTAATTCCAATTGCAGATAGAATATTTAATACAGCATCGCCATTACTGTCAAATCCAGCTTTCCAAGTTTGACCACCGTCTACGGACAAGAAGAAGCCGTCAACGCCTGTTTTATAGATTACTTTGGAGTCGGCGAGCGTAGGTTTGTCATGGCGATATGAAATCGTTGAACCGTCTGTCTGAACTTCTTCTGTATAGTAGAATCCAAGGGTGTTGGCTGCAAGTTCATTCATTTGCTTAAGTTTTACATCATATGCTGACAGTTTTTTTTCTACGTCTTTTTTTGATTGTTCTACCGCCGCCTGCTGTCCGCCGATAAATTCACTTACGTCTTCTTCAGCACTCTTTGCGTTACAACTCCATGACGTTGAACCGCCGAACGTAAATTCTAAATCAGTCACAAATGATTTAAAAGTGTACTTTTTCACGTTAGTAAACTCAACCGGATCACCGAAAGTAGCATATCCGTTAGCGATTCCATCGCAAGAGAAAGGTCTCATCCGCAGACCGATTAATTGACTGCCAATTGCTTCAACGCCTGACTGCGCATTACCTGATAACAACTGATTGTCAATAGTAATCACATAACCATCTTGACCTGACATGTATTCCGTCTTGTTCTCTACATACTTAACGCCTGTCACAATGATATCATCTACGTCATATTGCAGATTCTGAATTGAAGACAATGTGTGGTAGTCGGTTGTACTTAGAGTACCGGCAGACGCACTCACAAAATTCTTGTCAAACGTAATAATTCTGAGTAAGTCATTTTCATCAATTCTTGCATTTCCGCCGGCTATCCCGGCGCACATTCCAATCACTGTACGATACGTTGTGCTGGATGGCGACTGCTGAATCTGAAAGTCTGCATTTGGAAATGTTGCATCTCCAAGAGTAATGCCACATTGCCGACAGCATTCTGAAAGTAGTTCTCTGACAGTGCAAGGAAAAGACAAATTAGAATCGTACGTCTTATTAGCGTTATGCATTTTATCTAAGAGGGAAAGACTTATTTCACTCGCTGTTGCAGGCTTTTTCGATACAATGTAAGTACCTCTTTTAATAATTTCTAATTTATCAGACAACTGGAGGTTAAGAAAAATGACGAATCTTGCACCATTAAAGTTGTAACTATCAAAGCGACCATCGTCATTCACTAATGACAGATTTGCTGTTTTTTCGATTGCTACGCCTACTGGGAAGTCTCCAGAGTCTGCTGAATCTACAAGACTATTTCCAGATAAAAAGAAATCTTTCTTTCCTAATTTGAGTGTAGTGCCGTCTGACAATGTAACATTTGCTGTTACGTAATAGTTTCTGTTTGTAAGAGATTCCTTTTTTAACTGAGTAGATACATTTATCAAATCGGTTCAATCCTCCTCACGTTAATAGACAAATCCGTCCATTTTTCTTCCCCGTCTTTCAGGGCTTGCGCTGCCATATTGAAATTTGATGCATAAAACGTTCTATCTATCCAACTCCCCGGGACAGTCGGGTCTTTGTGATGGAACGTAAATTGGTTTTTATTAAGTATGGCATTTAGTATAGTTGCTATTTCAACCCACGTAAGTTCACCCCATTGCATGTCATATCCGCCTATTGTTCCCATCGGGGAATTGTGCATAATCAAATCCTGACTTCTTTTAGAGTCTTCTGTAGATGTAGTTGCGAACACTGGTTTATAACTGTCCGGTGCTTTTATAACAACGTCGTCTATCTTAAACTGTTCCTGTGCCATATCTTCTCCTTTATACTAATTCAAACGGATTCTTACCATTTCGGTTTCTTCTCATTTCAGCTTCACTGATGATAATGTCTAACAATTTTCTACCGGATGCATTGACTGTAACATTGTAAGTGTTTCCGTCTCCCTGTCCTTTTCCTGACTCTTCCCGGACGATCTGACGCAACAGGCTTTCCGGTGCTTCCAGGTTGTTACCTTTCTTCTGGTCACCTAATACCGCAAGGAATTCTGACTTTGGCGGGATAACTGCACCACTGGCCAGATAAGGTATAGTGCTGATACGTGGAAATGTCGCATGAAATCCGATGGTCTTTGTTCCGAATGGTGTAGGTACGTTCCATGGTCCAAAAGAAAACGCAGACTCAATTCCGCTAATTGCGCTGTTTACAGTCCCAATTGCTCCATTCACGATACCAATGACCTTATTCAGAATATTGCGAATCGTATCTTTAATACCTCCAAATATTTCAACGACTTTATTCTTTGCAAATGTAAATTTTTCTACAATTCCATCTCTGATCTTTCCAACCAAATTTCCTATCGTTGACCAAATAGCCGTCCATTTTTCATGAGCACTGGATTTGATGTTGTTCCAAATTGTAACGATTTTTGTAGCTAAATTACGAAGTTTTGTACCAATATCATTAACAAATGTTACCGTTTTGTCCTTAATCCAACTCCACACTGCACCGGCAACCTCTTTAATTTTGTCCCAGTTTTTGTATAACAGCACACCGACTGCGATAGTCGCTCCAATTGCGACAGCAAATATTCCACCAGTTCCAAGAGCTGTTACAATAGCTTTAATTCCACCAATGATACCACCTGAACCAGTCATTAGTGTTATGAGACCTACAATTCCATCTTTAAGGGTTCCAACAAATCCCATTACGCTTGTAATTGCTTCACCAATTTTGACCGCCGCAAAAGCTCCAATCAGTGCTGCGCCAAATGCTTCGACAATAGACTGATGTTGAGCAAAAAAGTCCAGCAAGCCAGACGTCAAATTAATCACTGTCGGAAGTCCTGTCTCAATTATCCATTTAAACATTGGCAGAATGATATTGTTGTAAATTCCCTCAAGAACGTTTCCAATAGCTTCCAAAATCGGTGCAAATGTACTTGTCAAATTACTGATGGATTCCAACAACGGATAAAAATTAAGGTTCGCGGCCCATGTTGCTGTATCCGTTGCGATCTTTTCGACAAACTGCATAACTGTCAGAAGAGCGTTCACAATATTCTGAATAATCTGAGTTCCGACATTGTTCTGATTCCAAGCATCTGCAAACCCTTTTGCAATGTTTCCTATGGTTTTCAGGACATTCTGCGCAATCCGAAGCATAGTCGTAAGCATCTGTGTGCCAGTACCATTTGTCCAGACTTCAACAATGCTTTTGCCTACACTCTTAGCGAGCTTTGCAATACCTGACAGGGCAATGTTGGCGGCATCAATAGTATTCTTGCCCTCTTTTTCCCATGCGTCTTGGAATGGTTTCCAGAGCTTCTTGAGCAGGTCAGCTAATTTCTTTGCAGAATCGCTGATTTTATCCAAAGCAGTTCCACCTTCTGCCAAACTTCCATAATCCACATTTCCGGCCATTGTAGGAAAATTATTGCCAGATGTATTGCCGATTCCTGTTGCAGGAGAAGATGATATTGTCTGGCTAGAATATTTGTTAATTTCATCAAGTGGACTAAGATATCCATTTGCTGCTTTTGTTGCGTCTTTTGTAGCCTTTGCCACATCTTCTGTGGAATCTGCAAGGTTACTGGCATTGTCCGCAGCCTGTCCGTACTGGTCTGCTGTATCTGCGATCGCACCTGCTCCGGCAAGTCCTGCACCACTTCCGCTTGTCTGTCCAGATGATTTCTTGCCAGTAATAAGCTCTGTAAATGACTTGAATGCGTTTGCCAATGTTGCCAGTTTGCCGAGCAAGATATTGATTACTTTCAGAACAGGTGTGAAAATATTAATCAGTCCCTGTCCGATTGTTGCCTTGAGTGACTGTAACTGCAACTGCATCACTCGTACCTGATTCGCCCAACTGTCCGAAGTACGAATAAAGTCACCGGATGCGGCAGCCAACTGTTTCTGCACAAAAGCTAGACGGAGAGCAACTTTTTCTTGTTCGGTCATGGCAGATGTGGTTTTGCCGTAGCCATTAGCCAATGCATATTCATCAAGTGCATTTTGAGTCATTACAACCCCGATATCTTTTAATGTTTCTGTTTCACCAGAAAATACAGACTTTAACTTGATATATGCTAAATCCTGGCTAATATCGTAAAAAGAAGC